TTTTCTCGAGTTGGAACGTTCAACAATTGATAGACTGGCACCTGATTTCTTTCTTGGCCCGTCTTTTGAATGTAGCCTTTTTGAGTAAGTGATTTGAGAGCTTTGTTGATAGTGTTGTGAGATAAGCAAGTGTCGTGTTCAAGTCTGCGTTTTGAAGGCCATGCTTCCATTGTTTCGCCCGCTCTATCTGCATAAGAAAGTAAAACGAGTTTTTCAGTTGCTGTAACATCTTGCAGGCGCCACGCCCAGTTTGTCGCATCAATGCTCATAATACAGATCCTTGTATTTGATTTAGACGATATAAAGCTGAATGATGTTTTGTTTTTGCATTTAACATGATATGATTATTCCGCTAAGGTTTTAGAACACTATAAGGATGTACCCTTTTTGTGGTGAGAAGGGACTAGGGCAGGATGCCCTATATTTTATTTAGTTTTATATGAGAGCAATTTTAAATCCTCAGTAATTATTTTTAATGCGTGAACAATTTTTTCTTCTTCAATAAGAAAATGTTGTGCCATTTTATTAATTAAAGTTTCTGAATCGTAATGATCTTGATCCATCATCATTTGAGTAAAAGTATAAATACCTAATATATACGGGTCTCTAATTAAAATAACTTTTTTATCTTCTAAAGCAAAAGCTGGGATTCTTTCTTTGTAAATCATTCTATATCCTCTGTAAAATTTATTAGCCATTGCTCTACTAGCTCAACTTCATTTGCACTAAAACACAGTAGGTTAGTACTGTTTTGACAGCGATCATGCACTGAGTTTGCTATCTTTTCTAGCAGATCAACAGCTTTTAAATGCAAGTCTAATAAAGTTTTCATTAAAACCCCTTTGATATTTTGTCAATCCCTGGTTTATGATATGAAAAGTTATTCGTGGGATCGTTGTTTCACGAATAGCTGTCACCGGCTATCGCCAGCTTGGCGCTAAAGTTTGCGCTTTAACGCCGAGTCATCTTAGCTTAACTTTCTACTTGCAACAAATCTTGTTTTTCTTTTTCGTAACGTTCTGCATAACCGCGCTTTGCTGCGTCAAAATGCTCAATAGCTGATTTAAAAAATAGGTATCTTTCATCATCGCTGTGATCCGAGTCACAACACAAATCAGCTTTTTCGAGTATTTGTCGGGTATGCTTATATAGATTATAAATATCTTCAATCATGTTTCGTACACTCCATTTTCAAAGTGCCGTTTGTTATTTTTTCTAGCTTGTATTGAGCAAGCTCGGGAACATAGCCCCATCTTAACCAGTTCCCCAATGTTGAGCTTGACATACCCGTTATTTTCCAAAATTTATATTTTGTTCCATAATATTTTTCTACTTGTATCGGCGTCACTTGTTTGTCCCCTTTTGATTGGTTTCTCGCACTATACCGCATATATTGCTGTATTGGTAGTTATCCACAGAATCTGTGGGTAATGCTGTTAGTAAAAAAATTGCAATAAAAAATGGCATTTATATTCTTTGATGCTATAATAACATACAACTTTAAAATTTAGGACACACAAAAATGGAAAAAGAAAAGAAAGAAATAATCTGCACTCAAGTGAGAATGCCGCGGGAATTGCAAGTATTTTTGCGCGACCAAGCCTTTTTTAGAAAAAAATCAATTAATTCAATAATCTGCAAGTGCCTAGAAAATTTCAAAGAAAATTACGAAAAGTCCTTGCATAACCCTGATAGCATGTTATCATAGCATCACTTAACAACAACAACAGAGGAAAACAAGCAGTGATAGAAATAGAAGCTCCAAAATCTCAAAATATAACTATTGAAAGAATCAGACAAGTAACTGATATCGTTGAAAAACATCTTGACGCAATGACAGACGAAATTTGGAACACATTAAAAGAAAGCGAAAAAATACCTTCTTTGGGTCATTCGCTTGTTGAGATGTCTCACCGTGTAACTGACGAAATTATGAACGAATTGATTGCAATTAATGCGTGTGATTAACATAACAAGAGAGGTAATTTAAGATGAGCTTACCGCAACATTTACAAGAATTAGCAAAAAAGATAAATGAAAATTTAGGAAAAAAAGAAGTTAAAGGAATGCTTGGATATAAAATTGAAGAAATTACAAGTGATGAAATATTTGGGGATAAAAAATGAGAAACATAGCATTCGATACGTTGGAATATACAAACACTCTGAAAGAATCAGGATTTACACAACAGCAAGCAGAAGCAATCATTAAGGTTACTTTTAAAATGATACAAGACTTTAAAAATAAATATGGCTTATAAAATAAAACGGGGATAAAAATGAGATCACATGTAAATTTTGACACACTTGAATATATGGATGAATTAAAAAAATCGGGAATGAAACAAGAAGTAGCAGAAGCTATAACTAAGGCCACGTCTAAAGCTCTTAATCAGATGATGGAAACAAAAGAAATAGCCACTAAAAATGATATTCAAGAATTGAAAATAGAATTAGTTAAATTTATTAGTGCAAGTACCTGGAAAACCGTAGGAATATTAGCAACATTTCAGGTTATCACGCTCGGGATGTTCGGCTTAATGAAATATTTTATTAAATAGGTGCAAAATGAAAATACACGAAATAATAAGTCAATCACGTAGAGATTTTAGAGCAATCTTTGAATGCGAGCATTGTAAACATTCCGAAATAATGAATGGTTATGATGATGCTTATTTTCACAATAAAGTAATTCCATTAATGAAATGTAAGAAATGCGGCGAATCTTCACCAGAAAATTATCGGGAATTAAAAACAAAATATCCTGAAGGAATGACCGTATGAACAAAAAAACACGATTGATTCCATTCGATTGGGATAGGTACAAAGCGGGTGCGACGGCGGTTTGTAGAAATCCAAGATATGAAATTCAGTTTATAGCCGCAGATAGTCTAGGTATTACTGTCGTTTATTTTCATAAAAATTGTTACAAACCAGCAAGCCTTGAATTAAATGGAATATACATTGAAGGCGAAGAATCTGATTATGATTTATTTCTCAAAGAAGAAATCGAAGAAAAGACGTTTTATATTAATATTTATTCTGATAGTAAGCTGGGTTACTTACATGAATCCGTAAGAGAGGCCGAAATAAGACACAATGATGGTTGGCTCGGCATATTAAAAGTCACCTACACCGAGGAGGATTTGATCAAGTGACTTCAAACAAAGAAATAACGCCGCTGTTGATAAGACCTACGAAAAGTTTACATACTTTTTTAAAAAAAAAATCATTCAACGAAAATCGATCTATTAACGAAATTGTATGTGAATGTTTAGAAAAATATAGGGAGAATTACGAAAATAATGTTGACATTAATTGATACTATGATATCATAAACAAGTTGAGTTAGGAGACGGCAACCCCCTAACTCTCAGATAGACACAATTTAAACTAACGAGGAATAAATAGTGAATGATGCGACTATATCGCAGTTAAATACTGCTTTGCAAGACAATGCTATAAGATTTAGTGTTGATGGAAGTGAAGTATTTTGCCCGATGTGTGAAATCTGGCACGAGAACAATACTTTTTGTCAAATGTCCATGGAGGGCTTCTGAATGTTATCTATATTATCTGCTAACAAAACACTCATAAATATCATTGATGACCATATATCGAACCAATGTTTCACATGGAACATGTTGGATGAAAACGAACAAGAGTGGCTAGTTGCTGAAGCCATGCGCGGTTTGGGTGACGAGGCTTATGTCTGCATCGCTGAATCTGACGAGCTTGTCGAAATCATGAAAGACCTACGAAAACACATGGTCACGGGCAACAATTCTTATGATCTAGCTTTGTCTATGACTCGCGCTGCGAGACTATATTTTACCCCTGAATTAGCAGCCCTCTTTGTAGATCGCAAAGAAGCCTACGACTACGACACATATTATGAAAATGGTTTTGTACCAACTGTTGATAAGCAAACCGGCGAGCGTGAGTGGGCTAGACCATCCTAAAAAGTTAGATGTTTCACGTGGAACATATCGAAAACAATTTTATTTAATGAGGAATTTATTATGAGTATTCAACGTTTACACCCGCAGACCCAACAATCACACCGCCCTTTTGTTATATCACCAACTAATATAATGGAGGCAATGGAATATTCAAAGATGATCGCATCTAGCTGTTTTTGCCCAACGTCAATGAAGGGAAAACCTGGCGATGTCATGGTGGCAATGCAAATGGGTGCTGAAATTGGATTAAGTCCAATTCAAGCATTGCAAAACATTGCTGTTATAAACGGAAAGCCTTGCGTTTACGGCGATGCTGCGCTTGCAGTTGTTATCGGGAGTCCTAGTTATATTTCTCATAGAGAATGGTTTGAGGGTTCGGTTTCTGAGGGAAATCTAACCGCTTTTTGCGCTGTAACACGCCGGCACTCTGAAGAATATATAAAATCATTCAGCATGGATGAGGCAAATAAAGCGGGGCTTTGGAAAAAACCTGGTGTTTGGCAACAATATCCTACCCGTATGCTACAAATGAGAGCACGCGCTTTTGCGATTCGTGATAAGTTTGCCGATGCGCTTCGAGGTATCAATGTTCGCGAAGAAGTTGAAGATTATCATAAACCAATTAAAGCAACTTTTTCTGTCTCTACAAAAAAAGAACCTGTTAAGCAAATTATTAATCAAGTCGAAATATCTGTTCCACCAGTTGTTGAAGATGACCTTGATATGCAATTGATGGATTTTACTGATGAAATCAATCAAGCAACTGATATGGATTCTCTCGGTAAAACTTTCGAAGCAATCAAAAAGATTAACTGGAATGCGACAGATTATCTTAAAAAATTAATCGATCTAAAAGATGCTAAAAAATCAGAGTTGAGCGTTAAGGAATTTCAAGATGAATATGATTCTGAAACTGGCGAGGTGACACAATGAGCAATCTCTACGAAATAGCAAATTCTTATCAATCTATCATGAATAAAATAATGAAAGAGGATGAGATTAGTCCTGAAATGCTAGATCAATTAAATTCTGTTGAAAGTGATATTAAAGAGAAAGCCGTGAACGTTGCGGCTTTTATCAAAAATCTTGAATCAGAAGCAGAAGGAATTGAAAAAGCAGTCAAGATTATGAATGAACGATGTTCACGTATTTTCAAGAAAGCACAATCCTTGAAAGAATATCTAAAAAATAATCTTGAGAGTTGTAATACACGAGAAATTAAATCACCATTTTTTGATATTAGAATCAAAATGAATCCTGAGTCTGTTTCAATAAAAGATGAAAGCATCATACCAGGATTTTATTGGCGTGAAATATCGACAAAGCGTGTGGATAAAACATTGATTGCGCGTGATCTTAAAAGTAACATTGCGATTCCAGGCGCTGAGCTTGCACGACAAACTAGAATTGAAATTAGATAATGTTCCACGTGAAACATATTTAAAATGAGTTATGGCCGACGATAATTGTACTGATAAGGAAGTAAGGCGCCACCTTTGAGGCAATAAAATAGGCCACCTAACCATAACCTAATGGCTCGACGGTTAAGCATGCAAATGCTACTGCTTTAAATATCGAGAAACGGTGACAGCCGGAGAGACGGCATTTTTATGGTTAAACTGCGGGGAAAAGAGAGGGGAATATAAAATGAATGAAGAAATATTTGTTTTATTTGATACATTCATGGTTAAAAAAACGGAAATTATTTATTCACAAATAAAGCAAGATAATTCAGTTGAGTTACACATAAAAAAAGGAACTAATACTCAAATATTGGTTGTACCACATGAAGATTATTATAGAGCAAAAGAAACATTAAGCAACTTAGCGATGACAGTGGATGCTACGGTGTTAAATTATAATAAAACTGCATTAATTGAACAAATTGGCTGGTTGACAGGTAATATTAGGACAAGTGAAGTAGAGCTTGAAAGAATTAGCAAAGAATTAAAATATTTACGAATAGAGTTGAGAAGAAACAGAATTAATATAAAAAAGGATAAGAATAATGAATAACCTAACAAAACCAAACGGAACAACAGAAATAACACCGATCGATCAAGTACTAGACGCGCATCAATTTCTAAAAGATTTTTTAGCAAAATTTGATCATGCACAACGCGGCGGCATTCACGACTTTATGGAAATGGCACTATTCAACATGGTAAATTTGTCGATCAAGAATATTGATAATTATTTGCAAACGGGTCATCGTCAAGTTAATGCAACTGAGATAATGCACATTGTGGCTGATTCTTATCAGAAAGTTTTGGATGGCATTAAGCGTAATTTAGAAACTATGAAGCCGGTGAATTTTAGATAAGTCATGATTATATGGTTACTAAAACTTGTTTCAAACATGGTGATTTACTTGAAAAGGAAATATATGTTAACAAGAAAGGATGGAAAATATGCCGAATTTGCGGTAGAGAAGCATCTAAAATAAATCGAACAGAAAATAAAGAAAAAGTTGCTGCATCAAATAAAAGATGGTATGAAAAAAATCCCAATTATAGAAAAAATAGAAGCGAAGAAGAAAAAGATAAAATTAACAAAAGACAAAAAAAATATTACCATCAAAACAAAGAAAGATATTCTGATCTTAGAAAAAAAAATGCTAATCGAAAAATATCCGATAAAAATAATGTTTTGGAGCTTAAAAATTCATATATAAAAGGGTTGATAGTTAGACATTCTTCGTTGAGTAGGCAAGATATAACACCAGAATGGATTGAATTAAAAAGAATTGTTATTAAAATAAAACGAAAATTAAGGAAATAATGTGAATATAAAAAATATTGATGATTTAAGACAACATGCATTAAATACCCTTGAAGATTTAGAAATTGGTAAAATTAGCATAGAACAAGCGGGTGTTACTGGAAAGTTATGCGAAAATGTTATGTCAACTTTAAAGACACAGATAGAAGTAGCAAAAATGCTAGGACGTGAGCCGAATATTCCTTTTTTGGGAAATACTTCAAAAGGAAGGCTGATTAGTATCAAACAAACCAAAAGATTGGAACTAAAGGAAAAAAAATGAATTTTTTATCTACTGTTTAACAGCGTTACTTTTAGTTGCAAAACCTAAGCTAACACCGCATTCAGGACAAAATTTAAAGATTAAGTCCATGCCATCTGTATCTTCATATTCAAAATATATATTTCCTTCCCAATCAGAATATACACCTAATATATGCCTGCAAATCATGGATAATATTTTTCCCATTCTGTAACAGAATATAATAATTCTTCTGCTAATTGTTTAGCATTTTGTCTGTATTTTTCCCATGATATTTCATTATCTAATTCTAAACGTTTTAAGGTATCTATACACTCATTTACGCGTTGTCGGAACCAAAAATGACGCGGTGTTAATCCTAATGACGGCGCAATCATTTATATTCCTTTATTGAATCGTATCTAAATACTTTTTTACCACAATGACTGCAAGTTTTAATTTTTAATCCTGCGCCTTTTGATACTGTCCAACGATGATAATTTAAAAAGTAGCAACAAAACCATGATGTAATTTTCATTTTCCCTCCCTGAGCATTACTGCAACATCTTTGGCACGCTGACCGACTTGTTTTGCCCATTTGCTATTAAGCGCTTCTTGCGCTGCTAATGTATAGTTTTTTTCCTCCAAAGCGGCAATCATAAGCTTAAATCCTTTGAGACGTGGAAGCCCAAGATTGAAGCACATGTTCATCAAAGCTGCTTGCACACCTTCGGGTTGACTGCTATACCACGAACATTTGGCAAGCTCTCGTTGGCAGTTATCAAAATCATTATCAAAGAGATAATCAGCCTCTTTTTGAGAGATGCCATTATCATAAAGATTCCTGCCCCAACCGATAGTCAATACTCCTTCTGTGTCCAAATAAGGATGCAATACGCATCTCTCGCATTTCTTTATCCATGTTTTTGAATTGTATTTCACAATTATCCTCCATATAATAATTCCATCCAAACCAACGAACGGCATAAAACATGATGGATGATTTTATAGTTGATATTCCTTTATTTTTTAACATGTAATAAAAAATTAAATCTGTTTCATAACGAGTAAAATCACACGTTTTGCGATAAAACCAATCATGAACAATTGCGGGTTGAATTAAAGATGAATGCGCGGGCGACATAATTGGCCAGATAAATTTTGGAATGCTCGCAAGATCAGTTTCAAAATTTGAAGGTATTTCAAATTTACGATCATTAATAATAAATTTTATTTTTTTACATGTATGATAATGATAATCATAAAATGGTTTGATGCAACTATTAGACAAAAATTCTGTATGGATGCTATTTTGATTGACATAACATCCAGACAGTAACAATAATGCTAGCACCAATACTTGGCGCATCATGGCATTAAGCGGGAGAAGACACAGCGCGAATTAACTGATAGTTAAATACAGTATCCGCTTGAGGATCAGCACTAAATGTAACCGTTAATGTATTATCTGTAACAACGGCTTGCAATGCGGTCACATTTCCTGTGCCATTATTAACTATTTGAACAAATGCTGTGTCAGTAGCTCCAACGGCACCCGTTACAGTAAATGCTTCTGTTGCATTCCCGCCTACGGTGGTCGGCTGTCCTGCAAATTTAATTATATGCGATGGGGAAATTCCGGAATGTAATTTAAGCAATGTAACAGCACCATCAAGAATTTTTGCAGTTGTGATAGCGTCTGCTTGAATAGTTGTAGCGCCCGTATTAGAAATAGCAACATCGCCCGACATTGCAACTACTGTCGCCACATTACCAGCGGAACCAACTAAAATATTAGCACTTGTTAATGCCGCTAATTTGCTATATGCAATCGCAGCGGAAGCGCTAATATCAGCATTAACAATAACATCAGCAGCAATAGCAAATACGCCGCTGTTGCTAATAGTGCCGTCACCGGACATTGCAACGCCGGTTGCAACATTAGATACGTTTCCGACAAAAATATTACCGCTTGATAATGTGCTCGATAAACCCGCATTTCCTGCTAATTCAACAAAAGCACCAGTTTCTGAATTGTAAGTATAGAATCCAATGCCATCCGAAAGATAAATTAACCACAAATCAGTTAATGAAATTTCAAACTCACCGTTGTTTAATACTTCAATTTCAGAAACACTTGCTGCTGAAGTGAAATAATCATTTGTTGTGACTTCAGCCGCAGAATCATCGGTTACCATCGTTACAATGTTTGGTTCACCATCAAAATTACGTGCAATAGCTAGAATAGACATTCCTTATCTCCTTAATTTATTCCATTATTTATCAGTTTATTTCGTTTGTTTGTTAAGTCTTTTACGTCTGAGCCGATCTAAATCATCTATTCCCAGATAACCTACACCTTCGGCTGCTGCATCAGTGCGCACACCATATTTTCCCGAACTAACAGCACTAGCAATAAGCTCATCATGACTAGCATGGCCTTTGCCTTCTCTCACTTCTATTGGTTTTCGTGGAACATCGTCATAAGCCATCCTTAGCCTCCTTAATTTATTTACGTCCTTTTTTTACAGGTTCCTTTTTTTTCTCCAATTTAGGTTCTTTAATGCCTAAATTACGAATATTTTTTTCAGGTAATTTTGTGCCTTTTTTTTTCATCCTTTAGCTCCTCTGTCGCCTTTATCTAATACCCGATTTGCCTTGGAATCAATTTTAGCTTTTGAAGATGATGATAACTTTCCTTTGTTTACCATTTGCGTAGCACGAGCTTTTGCGTTCGCAGCGTGAGCCTTATCTGGCATAGGATATTTTTTTTCACCAGGCAACCCAAAATCACTTTTAGGCAACTTGTTCCGTTTTTTCGCAGTTATCTTCGCCATTTTCACTCGCTCCTTGATTGTCTTTGGCTTTTTCTTCCATATCCGCTTTTATTTTCTCAATCATTTGATTACAAGCAAAAATAGCGCCGTTCAATTGCTGAAGTTGAATTTGAATCTGACTGCTTTGCTGTACAAAAGCATCACGTTCCTGGATAAATTGCTCTAACAAACTTAATTTTGGAATTTCTGGCGCTGTTGGCATATTAAGCATGTATAACTCTCCATATTGTATTAAAAAAAATCATGTATACTTTAGCATAACTTTATTTTCGTGTTAATTAACATTACTAAGAAATAAATTCGGTAATAACACATATCCCTGGATTGCCAGGCTGCCCATTTCCAGTTGAGCCACCCGCGCCCACAGAAAACCTACCAGAAGCACCTTGGCCGTGACAATCAGCCCGAGTTCCGCCCGATCCGCCTCCTGTAGTGTTCCCATGCATGTAAGAATTGGGACATAAAAACGACCCCCCTCCTGCGCCACCATAAACACCCGCCGCTGCCGCAAATGACATACCAGGTACTCCGTCTGACCCCGTCACTTCTAAACCACCATTCGTTCCCGCTCCACCAGGATTTCCACCGGCTGCGATTTGAAATGCTGCACTTTGGCTCATTCCAGCCCCTCCAACACCGCCCGTTGCAGTTAGAGTTACACCTGAGCCGCCAGGAATGAATGTCGATGATCCGCCGGTGCCCCCCGTTCCTGCACCAGTTCCACCTGTCCCACCTGCGCCTGTCGTAACTTCAGCATCAACACCCAGTTCTACTAATGAATAATCTCGTCTTACATAGCCGCCACCAGCGCCACCCCCGCTGATAGCGCCTTGTCCTGCTGTTCCTCCTGTAATTGCGCCCGCCCCTCCCCCGCCTCCTATCAATTCTACAATGATGTACTTGGTGTTTGCCGTGGGAGTGTAAATTACTGCGGTTCCCTGGACTAAAACTATGTTTACAGATTTTATTGATGTATTATCCGTCCACGATGGCAATGCTGCCGCCCCGTTTGACTTTAAAATTTGATCAGTAGTTCCAACCCCTGAAACATTTTGAAATGCTCCTGTTGCCGTAGTTCCCGCGCAAATCACAGAATATGCAGTAAATGTTGAATTTCCAGTGCCGCCGCCTTCTACCACAGCGGTTCCAAAAACTGGTTGAGATGCAGCACCTTGGGAAATCAAAGGCACACCCGATGTTGCACTTGGAGCAACAGAGTTAGGAAGATTACTAGCGCCTCCGGTTAAGACGTTATATTGCGTAATTGCAGTACCAGTAAATGCACTTGTTCCATTGCCAGTTAACAATCCTGTTAAAGATGCTGCACCCGTCCCGCCTCCTGCAACGGGCAAACCTGTCGCATTTGTTAGAACAAGAGACGCAGGGGTTTGCATAGCAAGACCTGTGGGTAACGTTGAGCTGATAGACGGCACACCAGCACCACTTGTTACTAAAACTCCGTCATTAGCCGTTGCAAGCCCTGTTACCGTGTTTGCTCCATTAGAAAATAAAAGATTGCTTGCTGTGTAAGTATCCGCAAAAGTTGCTGTTGTATAAGTGTTTGTTGTTCCATTTGAACGCAATATTTTTCCTACTGTTGCGACAGAATTTGGCCAAATTGATGTTGATGCAATCCAATTTACTCCACCACTGATTATCATTTTTCCGGCGGTCGCACTTGCGTTGGGAAACAAAGGGGTTGAAAGAATAAAATTTGTTCCATCTGAAAAAATAATTTTCCCTGCGGCGCCGGCGACATCAGGATAAGTTGCAGTTGACCACGCTGGTGTTGTACTTGATCCCGACAATAAAACCTTATTTGCAGTCGCAGTACCGGCTAATATTTGCATTTGACTAGCATTTGACCAAACAATACCGCCATTTGATGCTGTTAAATTGGCATTAGTTCCGCCACGGCTTAAGTCAAGCTGGCCAGTCCATCCCGCTGTAATTGATGCGGCATTGATAAGTGCCGTAAGCGGTGAACCACCTAATGTTAATGTGACATTTGTATCATTTACCGCTGATAATGGTTCCCCTGTAGGGATATCGCCTACAAATGCTATAGTTCCGTCCGCATCTTGCCATGTTACGGTTCGATTTGCCGCGGTATTTGCCATTGCAAAATTGGTTACATGTTGCGCGCCAGTTCCCGAATAAAAATTAAAAGGAAGTGACGTATTTTGTGTGCTGAAACCAATGCCGCCCTCATTCTTTCCCGCTAATAATAGACCTACATTTAAATCAATACCTGCCGCTATAATAATTGGCACATTACCAGTAGAATTATTAAGAAACTCAATATAATTAACAGCACTTGCTATTTCTTGAAAATAAACAACTATATTGCCATTGCTATCTTTAATACCTTGAGGCGATTTTAAAAATCCCACCATTCCAGGGCCATAAAAGTTAATTTCATTAACGGCAATGTCGAGCGTTGCGATGCCAGCAGAAATGGTTTGCCTCAATATTCCATCAGCTAATAAGCCTAGGTTTTGCGCATCAGGCAAACTTACGTCAGCCGTATAAGTTACAAACGGGCCCACAGTGAAAGCACTCTCTTGCAATTGTGTCCAAAGACCTAAAATTGCATCGTAGTACTCATAGAGCTGATCTTCTGTATTAAAACGAAGACGATAATTAATCGTAGCCGATGGAGTTGGTCGTTGAGCTGTTGTACCTGGCGGTAAAAAAGTCCACGGATTATTAAAAAGGACATTTGCACCCCCTAATAATCCAGGCACTTGATTATCATTATTGATATCACCGCCATTCGTCATCTGACTAAACTTTATAGTATCGACCATCACGATATCCTTGTGATTAGTTATTAACTTCCTTGTAATTGCCTTAATGACATTCCAACATAGGCATTAGTATCAGAGGTTACGAAATGCAGCACGTCTCCGCCGCGTACGTAGCGCTTTTTTGGTTTAAATTCATTGTATGGTTGTTCCCCCATAGTTCCGCTCGCCGGAAGACTAGGAGACGAATTTTTTCGTACAAATACATTTGAGTTTTCAGCATATTCAAAATATGCCTGGTATTGCTGTAAGGAAGTGCCTGGAACCGTATAAGTTTGCGCAACATTTTGTGCGCAATTTACCTGGATGCAAACATCACTAAATGGCATCGTTTCTAAATAATTTTCATTATACTGAATAGTCATTTTATTCGTCCTTGTAATGATTATCGATATCTAATACATGTTTTAACTAATGCTGTTGGTTGTATATTGTTATGTGCAGCGCTACCCCCTTCGTATGCCACTGTTACAGTGACAGGTGTATTTGCAAATGATATTAGACCTCCCGTATAGACTGGATATCGAAAGGTTCCAACACCAACACGATCATACGGTTCTGCTTCAAGATTCCAAAAACCACTTGAACCAGGATGGTTATGACTTGGAATTTCAGCAATAGTTAATGTATGAGTTTGTTCGCCACCCGCAAGGCCGACACCATTATTTTCACCTGCAAACAACGTACCATTTGCACCCGCTCTTACTATTGCTCGTAAATCTGGAACATTAAATGTGGCTGCTCCATCACCATTTCCCCATGCAAAAAATCGTACATTAGATGGGCCGGTGGCTGTTGCATTATTAGACATCGTGATAACTGCACCTGTTATCAATGTAATAGTAGTTGATGCAGGAATGCCTATACCTTCTATCTTCATTCCTTGGTGATAATCTACAATGGATGCAGAAGTAAATGTATTAGTTCCACTAATCAAAGTAACAGCTTCAATTACAGTTAGCGCATTAAATAATAAATAATCTCGCAGACGATCTTTGGCTGAACCATCACATAAATAATAATGTGCTGGAACAACAAATCCGCCAAAATCAATAATAGAGCCAACTGGAACAATTGGATAAGCATTATTGTACGTATGATCTATTTGACGATTTATTGAATCTTGTTCAAAGGATGGTTTAATCGGTAAATCTTGAGCGACAAGTTGAAAACTAGTGAGATAAATATCAATATTGCTTGGCAATGAAAGTCTGTAGTCAATATACGCTGCTGGTGGAACATCAGGATTGGTTGAAGAAGGTAATTGAGCATAACCTGTAAATTCATTCCATGATTCGTTAACTGCTGTTATCGGCAATACATTACCGATCACTGACCCATTTGAATCAATCAATTCTGCGGAAATCGATTGCGGACTACCTTCTAAACGTGCTGTCACAGTAGATGAAACAATTTTATTAGCCCATAACATTCCATTTTGCTCAAATCGCTGGAATAAGATAACCGATCCATCTGTCCAACCGTTCATAGTAAGACGTAAGGCATAAGGTGCATTTGATGGGTTACTATTTGAATTGGTGAGCGCAACTTGTGAAATCGTAACTGTTCCTGTACCAGAAGCGAATAAGAACCATCCTGGCGCAACCTCAAGATCAGAAATTCCTGATACACTGCTAATCGTTACAGGATTTTGTAAGCTCATCAATGCAAATTGAGGATTTGTTATTTGATTACTTGAAGCAAAGGCAATCGTGTCAACAGGAGACGAACCGCCTGAACCTGCCACATAATCGTTAACTTCATAAATCAGCGGATAAGCTTGAGTTGGCCCTTGTCGAAATTCAAGTCGATAAACAAAATCAGCTTCAAAATAAATATCAATTGGCAATGTGCCATTGCCTAAAAACTGAATTGGTTGTGTCCAAGGCGTATTTAAGTCTGGATCGTGATAAACGGTTGCAGGAACATACGGAATCGTATTTTCAAGTACGAACAAATAGAACGTGTCGTCAAACAAGGCTCCTTGTAAATCAGCGAGTAGCCAGACCGGACATGATCCCCTAATACCGAGTGCCATATTGATATCCTTATCAAATTATTTCTTTTTAGGCTTCTTGCCTTTTTTTGCCTGGGAGAAAGCAATTGCCACAGCTTGCTTTTGTGGCTTCCCTGCTTTTACTTCAGTCTTAATATTATCAGATATTACCTTTTTAGATTTCCCTTTTTTTAGTGGCATTGTAGACTCCTGTCAATTAATGCTTGCTATTTATCCATTTTTTAAATAACCTGTCATTTTTTGACGGGATTGTTATGGTATTACTTGTAGGTGCCTTTTTAATTGCATACGGTGTTTGGTTACAAACACATTAATTTAATCTATGGCTTGCTACTCTGATTTCCCACATATTGACTTACACCTTTACTTAAAGACGTTGCAATAGCGGCCATTTTTAATTGTTTATCTGGTATTTTATCTAAATTTTCCATTTGTTTTAACCAATCTTTGCTGGTAATAAATTCGATAGCTTCTTTGTCATGTTTGCCACCAGTAAAAACACTATCCAATAAACTTTCTAAAAATGCACCTGTGCTCCTAGATTGATTCATTCCGCGTTCTTCAGTACCTTTTGCAGTTTTAATAGTTGGTGGCCCCATTAGATTATTAAACAAACTACGCATTGCTTTTAAATTTTCTTGAGCTTCTGGTGCTTTTTTAAGATGCCCCATCAATTCATCAAATTTTTTTTCAGAAGCTAATGCTCTATAGAAGTTTGTACCATTGATTTCTTTTTGATCAAACACTTTTTCTAAGCTTTTTCTAACCATTTTTCGTTCATAAAGTGAACGAGCTTCTTTATATTCTGGAAATGCCTCATCCATTTGGTTTCTCATTTTAGCTCTAGTATCAGAAATTATTCGTGCCTCGTTGTTATTACCAAGACGTTCTGATTTATTGACCATGTCATCTAAAGCACGTTTAACGTGATCCCAATATACCAAGCTTGTAGATTGCGGGTCAGATTGTCCAGGTTTTAATTTAAAATTATCAGGTAATAATTCTTTTAAACTTTCTTGATAGGCAGGACTATTTTCAACTATGTTTTTTGCATGATTAATTATTTCATTATCTTTGTACTGCAAAGGAAATTCGGGAGGTAAATTAACCTGATTTAATGATTTATAGGCATTTGTTACTTTTTCATCCATTTTTTCTGGATCATAAATTAATTTAAGAGTATTATTTATAGCACTTCGTTCGCTTGCTTGTCTTTCTTTTCCTTTTGCATACAACATTCGTCCGCCTTCTTCTGTTCTTCCTAATTGGCCTTGACGCTTTGCAATCCAAGGGTTAACACTTGCCTCAGCGGGTGTCAAATAAGTTAATCCCAACTTTTGTGCTGCTTTCAAACGTTCTTGAGCGGTATTAGTATCTAATCCTTCAGTAAGCTTGCGTATCGTATCGTTTTTAGAGGCAAAATGCCTGCCTCCTAGTGCTCCCCCCACAATCGCTCCAACATCTGAACCAAGCTCACCAAATCCTAATTCTTTTGCGCCTTCACGACCAGTTAATCCACCAAGCCCGATAGCAGCCCCTTTTGCTAGCATACGCATTTTTTTGCTAGAGTTATTCATTAATTCAGATAGCATACTTAAAGGGGCCATTGTGGTGGAAGTTGCTCCGGCGGCTTTTAAGTTATCTTGAGGTGCTTGGGCAGCACTATAAGCTGCTTGAGGAATAACATCAGAAATAGCTCTTGATATAAATCTTCCGGCTCCTGGTATCATTGACAATGCTTTTCCTGCTCGTCCTAATCCAATGCCAGGAATTGCCAAGGAAGGCGCATATTGTCCTCCAAATTGGATTAATTTATCTAATGAGGTTGGTTGGTCAACACCCAAAGCACTCCCAAAATCAAAATTTGATGGTGAAAATTCAGGAATATGACCGCCAGAAATTTTATGAGGCAAATTAGCAAATTCGCGACCCATATTAAGCACCCCTATAGCTGGGTCTTTTAAGCCATATTTAACTACTTTTTGTAATAAATTTTCAGAATCTTCCGGATTTTCTTCATTAAGTTGAGCCAACAAAGCAGGATCAGTGACCTTTCTTGCATTAAGCTGCTTTAAAATGTCAGGATCGGTGACTTTAGTCTGACTCATGCCATTCTCCGTTTATTTTCACATAATCAATGCCGTTTATGGTTTTTTTCTCCTCAGGAACAGCACTTGCTGTATCAACCTTTTTCGACTTAATAACTGATAATGATTTTTCTTTTCTAGCCATTAAATCCTTTTTAAAATCTTTTAGCCGTTTAATATAAGAATCTGTGCTTTCTCCAGTTCCTCTTCTAATTTGTTGAGAGACCAAATCAACACTTTCTTTTACTTGAGGCAATCCCTGTGCAGCAACTAATAAATCAATCATTCCACCCGTTTTAGCATTATAGGCGGCTTTTTTAGAAGGGTTAATATCCCATCTTCCATATATAGTGTTAGGATGAGTAATTAAATCATTCATTAATGGCAATATAGTATCAATGGCTTGGGATGCTTTTTGATTTTGAGTCAATACTGTATTAGTTGCTGTGTCACCACTTCTATTAGATACTCGTATATCATTTTTTTTCTTAAACAAATCAAGCTCTGCTGCTTCTTTCTGTTCAGGGGTTTCGGCAAGCGGATCATAACCAAATTCTTTTTTGAAAAACCCACGAAGCATAGGATTTTTCTTTAAAGTATCTAAATTAACGCCGCCTGTGCCATTTCCTTGGCCCATTAATTGTTGTCTTAAATTTTGATTTAATTGATACGCAGCATGCTTATCTTTTAATTCCTGAAGTTGATCGGGCAACAATGATCCACTTTGCCTAAGCCTTTCACGCTCTAAATTAGCATTCATTATACGGCTCATTAAAGTTGAACCTGTATCAAGTCCTTTGAGTAACGCATCGCCTGGTGCATCGGGCATCGGTATATCAAGCGCCATTATCCACCTCCTAACGACCAACTACTTCCACCACCAGCACCGGCGCCCCCACCTCCGCCGCGCCCTCCCATTATGCTTGCGACTGTACCTAACATTTTACCAAATAAAGCACCTGGCGCATTTTCCTGACCGTATGCCATCTTAGCTGAATCCTCACCCATGCCCATCGCACCTCGGCCCATATTCATGGCGTTTTCACCCATTTGACCCGCAGCACCTGCACCAGTACCATAAATATTACCTGCAATATTGGCACCAGCTAAATATTTTTGCATAAGATTATCAAGATAATTTTGTCTATCATTAAGCCCAATTTGTGAAGTACCACCCTGAATGGCATTAAGCGCAGTATTAGACCCCATAAGCCCCAACCCACTTGCAGCATCAAGCCCATGCTCTTGCGCCATGCGTTCAGCATTTTTAGCCGACTCTGACTCAGCATAACCTTTCATCCAATCACTTTCTAATGCCGCAGGATCAAGCAAGCGTTTCATCGCTCCCAAATAATCCCCATGAACATCTTGACCAAATTGATTGTAAGGTTTTAAGTTGCCTTGGGCATCCGTATAGTATTGAGTCGCTTGGTTATAATATTTATTTAATTGATCTTGGCCTTTTTCGTATCCTTTTTCGGGATGAAGAAAACTACTAATCATATTAGTAGTATCTCCAAGACCACCAGCTAACGAATCAAATAAGCCCATACCATCTCCTTATGGATAAGCAGCGGTCGTAAATTTAACTAACGAACCGCTTTGTCTCCCTACATAGATATTATTCGTAGTGTCATATAGAATAACACCATTATTCAACTGTCCTGCGGTATTCATATCTGTAATTTCTGTTTGCGTATAACTCATTGCGGTTAACAAATTAAATGAGTTTTGAATATCGGATATATTTTCATTTAAAGAATCTACTAGCACCCATAACCATTGTAAAAATTGCGGATCAAACTGTGTATTGCTGGCAATTGGAACCGCATCAATTCTATCCAGAAACATCGTCATTAATTCGATCCCCCGCTAACTCGTTTTGTATTTCTAACACCCCCTAAAATAACAATAGGCGCCGATGATACACATACGAGTTTGTAACAACGGTTTCGACTGCAACCTAATTCATACCAACGCATTCGCCATCGGTACTGACCGAGCGGACTAAATTCACGTACATCGGCTGGCAAATAAGTTTCACCACCATCATCTGAATAATACAATTCAACATACGGTTTAAATAATGCATTGTAATGTTGGTCATCAAATTCCGGTGTATTGCTGCCCTCGGCAAGAATAAATTTATCATCTTCTGTAAGCATATAAATCGGATTATCTACGGTGCTATTTTCAGCAACAATAAACTGAGCATTCAAAAATGGCGCCATACTTTGATAAAAAGTTTTATTACCAAATACGAAGTCAATTTCAACATACTCATCCTCAAATTCGGCATAATCTTCTAAGAAAAGTTGTTTAGTTACTAATTCATAACGCATAGGAAATTTTAAAAACGCATCTGTTGCTTGTTCATCTGTTTGGGCAGTATTTCTTGTTTCATTGTAATAAATATTTCCTGCCATCTGATAAATAGCCGGATCATCTTCTACAGTCACTAAATGTTGATTGTTAAAATAAACATGTTTTTTTATGCGATTACGCTCACCGTTCAATTCAATACAACGACCCCATTTTCCGGTTTCAAAGTTATATTCAATTGAGTTTGCATTATCAATCACATCTAAATCACCAAAACCTACGAAAGTACCACCAGCAGCACGATAAAAAATTGTGTTTTCATATTGATACAAAAATCCATCAACTTCGGTTGTCAAAAATGGGCTTAAAGTATCTGGATGAGTTGAGTTTTCTAATAAAACATTAATTGCTTGACTAGAAATATCTTGAGGTGCCGAACCATTGCTCATCATGAATGAAACAAGGCCATCTTGATTTTTAGCAAGCCATACCATCATCCCAAAATTGACCGCTAGACTATTTGGATCAGAAATTCCAAAATTAAAATTGTATGAGCTATTCAATTTCCAGGGAAATTCACGCGTCACATTGCCCACGGTAATTTGTGAAATAATATTCGCCCAAACATCAGTGGTGAAATCACACATTATATATAACTGGTTGTGCAAAACAGCAAATTGCCCAATTATACCGGATGCTCTACCATTCAATGCCGCTCCATTAATGGTAAAATAACTACCTGCATTGCCAGTTAAGTTAATGGTGCTTAAATAAAAATCCGGTGTGTTCTGCACATTTACTACAAATCGATTACCAAAAACACCCACATATAACGGTTTTCCACCTGTCGTTGCACCGCCTGGCGCATTAGAATCCGTAACTAACTCAGCAGTAACGGTTGAGCCATCTTCTTTAATTACGAATATATTATTTTCATCTGTCATCATATTATAAACTAATGTGCCAACAGCTAATGTAGCAAACCAAATTGCTGAACCTAGCGTGACACTAATAGATAATATTTTTTGATTATAGAAACTGTCATATTGATAAACTGTTGTACCAACTACAACATACAAATAATTAAATGACTTAAACTCAACACGCGGTTCTGCATTAAATATTAATCGATTTTGATTAAGAAAATTGATATGTTTGCGTCCCATTGCGGGATAGAGTGCTTGCTTCTTTTTGCCAGAATCAACCTGTATGCCATACCAATTGGCACAATCCATTGCTCCAAATTGCTTAAATCTTTGCACATCATAATAAGTAAATATCGGAAGTGGCTCAATCTTAGCAATTTCTTGTTTCATTAAAGCGGCCATTATTATATTCCCGCTCTAGTTCTATATGCCCCATTTAATAGCGACTGCTCATCACCTACAATCGATAAATTGACTTCGGAAGCGGCTTCCATTTGCATTTTAAGCTCGAGATAATCCGATTCTAAATCTTGCGTCCATGCACCACTACGTCCTTTAAATTTGCACACATATTTTGCCACTGCATAGAGCAAAAATAGCTCTTGATACTCTGGCAATCCTTCCATCGTATCATTGGATGTTAGTGGCACTTTTTGAAACTTCCCCCGACAAAAAAAATCAAAAAATTGGCTAGGTGCAGCATACAACTGCGCACGCACAACGTTAGTTTCGGGAAAAGTAATTAAAAAACGCGGCAAGCCCTGTAAAGGCTCATATTTCCATGCCGCTAAGAATTCATCCCTGCTTTTGACAATTAAAGGATAAGTCACACCGTTTAATTGAAGCCACGCATTATCTAAGTTTGCAAGTCGTCCTTGCTTGATATACGTTATAGTGGGTGTGGGAATCTCATGCGAAAATGTCAATACTGAAGACCCTGTAAGCGTCGCATTCACCGTCATTGTGATTGCATTACCAACAATCGTTAATATCTTTGCTCCAAGTGGAATCCCTCCACCAGAAACGCCATCACCCACGCTATAAAGCGTACCATCTACAACGCCAAAACTAGGCGATGCCACTGCCAAAATACAGGTTTCTTGCTGCGTGGTAACCGGCCCAATATAATCCGGCGAAGTAAACCAAATCTCTTTAATTCCTAAATTGATTGGCACTGTTTCTGTTTTAGCAATCGTTAAAAGCAAACCCGTTGACGCATAGCTAGTAAGAATGCGATTTAATGTACGAATAGCCAAATTTTCATCGTCACCATGTAGCGGCACTGTAGGCGTTGAGGCCGTGATCAATCGGTACATATCAAATACAAATTGCCTAACCGTAGTTGCCATGCGTGACTCGCTTAAATTGCATCATCCGTGACTTCAAACACCATTTCATCATCAGCAAGCAAATCATTTGAATCGTCAATTTCTTCGACTATTTCAGATTTTGCTTTTGACTTTGATTTAGGTTTGGGCTTAGATTTTGGTTTTAACTTTTCTTCAGCATCTTCTTTTCTTGCAAACCAAATCCCTGTTTGCATGTTTGCTTCAAATTCATCCCATGATTCAGCAAGTTTTCTTTCGCCATTTTTTCCATAAATAAATGCACGAAAATTTTTCTTCTCAACGATTCGACCAAGATATATCGCAGGCGTTCCATTCATTTTTTCTCTCCCGAGCGATAATGCCCCCATTTTAGAGAGGGCATAAAAGATGGATTACGAGCAAATACGAATCGCAAATTCGGGGTTAATTGCGACACCGCAAATAACATCGATACGATCTAATTGTTCATAATTTCTAATATCAGCGCCGAGAGAATAGGTCATTGCTAATTTGTACAAGTCAGAATAACGGGTTACTGCTTCAACCCCACCGCGCAATTCTTTAATTGGAGGCGCCGCAAATACAACGGCTTGAGTATGATACGCAAGAGATACATTATGAGAATCTCTCAATAAAATTTGCGCACCATCAGGAATAGCAGCAGAGATATTTTGACGAGCACCATCAATAACAATGGTTGGATTAACGGGAATACTTGCAGTACCACCACCGCTAGCAATGACGGTCTCTGTAACAACAAACTGTGCGCGCTGTTCTAATGGTTCGTATGTCAATGGATTAACCATAAACACACCGGCAGCATCATCAATTTCGATAATATCGCCAATATTAAATGCGACAACACTTGCGACTAATCCGCTAACTTCAATCGTATTACCACTAACAATCGGGCCGTTAGTTACAATTCCGCCCAATTTAAAGCCAGCAGGGGGTGATCCACCAGCTTCACCAGCACCAGCAATTTGACGAGTCAAAAAGTTAGTTTTGAAGAAGTCAAAACCTGATAAATGACCCACAAAACCGTCAATCAATGCGCCGGTATTAACGGTATTATTGAAAGTATTGTAAAGATCATTAGAAAGGTTAGCGGCAATACGTGGGCCAACACCCGCATAGCGTTTTCCATCTTCTGGAATCGCTAATTCAGTCATGTAAGCATCAGCATTTAAGATCGTATTAAAATCGACAGGCACACCTGGCGTACCAACTGCTTGATATGTCTTAGTTTGAAATTCGCTAGCAATAAAGCGTTCAACCATATTACCTAGGCGCTTTGCACGAGGTGCATTTGCCATTTCAAGATATGGTTCGTCACGAGCGCGATCAAAGGTTAAATTAAAACCTGTGTACTCGAGCATGATACGGAATTGTTTGCTGATTGTTAGTGGTCGAATAACCTGTACGCGTGCTTCAGAAGTTGCGCTTGCACCTTCACCGCCCAGATATCTTTCTTCTAAACGATAGTCTAAGGTTTGACCTGTTGCAAAGCGTAGATTTTTGAAGTCGCCTTCGAGGTTTCGGTTAGATGTTCTTGCGAATGATAAACTGTTCCAGAAGCGGACGAACACGTCGTCCAAAACGTATTGTGATTCCCTAAATAGATTAGGCATTATCGTACTCCCTGTACAAATAATTAGAAAAAATACTCTTTCGAGTGCATTTAACTTTTCATTTGTCCAGCGGACGACAATTACGCGCCTAGCGGGTGACGGAATCCCTTACTCATCATTTCAAATCATAAATAATAGATGACAAATTGTCAATAAATTGCCAAAATAATCATTAACATCTAAAGAGACAGATCAAGCACAAAGGACGGAAATGATTAGGAAGCCAAAGACAAAAACTTTAACCATTCGTATAACACCTGCAAACAAAGAATTACTCAAAACTATTGCGGAAAATGAAGACCGTTCAATGGCAAGTATGATAGAAATTTTTATTCGTAATTATCGTAAACAAAATATTTTTGATACATCTTCTGCGAAAATTCCAGTTTGCATTCATGGTTTGGTGTCACATTGCAAGGTGTTTAAATAAATGAAAACAAAAACGTTTGAAATACGGGATAGAGCAACATTTATTCCCGTTGTTGCTGTAAAACTTTCGTATGATGAAAATGAGAATGAGAATGATAGATATTTATTAGGTCGCTGCGGACTTGGGTTGTTAGGATCATTTGATATTGCTCTGTTTCAACTTCAAACTGGTATAGGTTATTTTGATCCATACGAATGGAGCGGCGCACCAATTGTGCGAACAATGCCTGTTGCACACAAATACATTGAAGAAAATTTTGATAAACTAGACTCAGGTGCTGTAATAGATGTTGAGTTTATTCTTGGCGAGACTACAACACCTAAGAAAAGCGAAAAGTTTGAGACTGGGCCTTATTGATATTTGAAGGTAAAAAAATGAACCAAAAATTTAAGAAATTAATCGATAAATTGCAAGATAACTTACAAGATATGACATTATCTTTTTTATATAAACATTTAGAAGATGAAGAAAATACGTCTGATGTTTTAAATATAATTTTAAGTTCGCACCTATCTTCATGTTTTACTCTAATGAGCCAAGTATCTAAAGAACATCCGAAAATTTATGAAGAAGTAGAAGAATTTATAAAAAATATTAATAAGGCTATTTCTGAACAATCACAAATTATGAGCGTAGAGATTAACATTGAATGAAAAATTTCCTAAAACAATTATTCTGCAATCATGACATTGTAGTAAAAACAGAAAGCCATTCGCCAGAACATGTTTTCATTGTGAAAAGCATAATTGAATGCACAAAATGCCAAAAAACATTCGCACAGCATCCTAATGCTCAATGTTGCTATGTGTTACATATTCACAGCAAAATTATGCAAGACCATTGGATAAATATATATAAGGCAATGCAGCAACCACAACAATGAACTATAACAATATAAAGAGGTAAAATTTTGATGGATAAGATATATCAATGGTATGAGGATGCGCGTGATTCATTAGCACGATACGAACTAGAAAAACAAAATCCTGAACGCCATGAAAGTATTGATGAAATGGAAAAGTGGATAAAAGATCGGAAAGAAATTGTACACAATATTAATAAAAAACATCCAGAACTTAAAAAACAATATGAGCAAAAACAAAAAGAAAAATTAGCATTTGCCGAATTGAAAACCGAAATTGTAAAACTAATGTTTGAATTTACCAATAAATATGCCATAAAAGGTGAAAATTGTTTATATCCTAATGTGAGTAAAATTTTGGTAGATGTATTGGTTGCTTGTTTATCTGAGGCTCAATATCAAATAAAAGGCATTCCCGCATTTACTTCAAAACAAATCGATCATATATGTTATCAAATTGGCGAATGGTATCTGATGATGAAACCGTTACTCGAAGGACAACATAATTTAGGTCGCATGAAAGAAAAACTTAAAATCATGATATGTGGAGATTAGTGATGGATGATTTAGTATTTATGTTTTGCCCACCTTTCTCTCAGTATAAAGAACAACCGACAGATCAATCAAAGTGTGAGTTAGTTGATTGTCCTACTTGCAAACAATCTATGTGGTTATCAGAGAAAAAAGATTCATTAAAAAAGATAGGGACAGCTTTCGGAAAAGAGGTAATTTGTGAATGTTATGACTGTTTTACAAAAAGAGCAAAAGAAAATCCAGAATTAATACGTGATCACAAGATGATTAATATATAAAAATGGAGATAAATGATGGACAGCATTACAAGTATTTCAAAAGACCATTACGAGTGGAAAGTTAAGTTTTCTAAAAAGATGATTGCATGGAATGGTATTTGGTTACTATTCAGTTCGGCAGTCACTTTTTATGATCTGATCACATTAATTCATGACCATAATTATTTAAACGGAATTCCATTTGGAATGATGCTGATGACATCTTTATGGTCATTTTTTTATTTACTTGATTCGCTACGTGAGCTAAAAACAGACAAATCATATCTTAAGTTTCAAACAGAATTACACGAAAACCAATTAGCATCTAGCGAACGTCAATCGTATTTGTACCAAAAACAACTGTATGAGCAAATGATAGCTAAAATGGAAAAAACAAAAAAAGAATCTCATAACGCAGATTGGAACTCCACTGCCGCATCAAGCATGGTTCATGATGACCCTGGCAAATCGGATGAGGAATAAAAAATGAACCTTGAAAATCAATGTGTAAGTTTAGAGCTAGCCAAAAAATTAAAAGAGCTTGGAATTGAGCAAAATAGTATATTTAATTGGGAATATTACGATGAGCAATGCTATGCAATAAAATATTTTCCATATTCAATACTTCCCGACAATGTTAATAAATTTCAATTATATTCAGCCTTCACCTCTGACGAGCTTTTTGAAATTCTATTCCAACAAAATTACGATCATTTAGAGGAAACTGGATATTTAGAAATTACAACTGAAAAAGTTTATCGATCAACTGGCGATTTTTATCGGATAACAAATAATTTAACCGAGCATCTTATAGATTCACCAAAACTCGCCGATTGCTTGGCCGAATTACTGATTTTAGCCAAAGAACAAGGGTTGGGATGACCTATGAGTGAATTTACTTGTTATAAATGCCAACAAACATACGTTATGCGAAATGACGAAGAATGGAACAACAAGAAAGCAGCAGAAGAATTATTAACTTTACATCCTGAATCAAAAAACGATTCCACAGATATTTTATGTGATGATTGTAACGAAGAATTTAAAATATGGTTTGCCACTTTGACCGATGAACAAAAGAGAGAGATGCGAAATGGATAATCTCAAAATAATCGGGATATGGATTGCAACATTTTTTATCTGCTTAGGCATAATTATTATGACGTGTAATCTGGTAACTCCAACTAATTGGCATTTTTAATTAAGGAATATATGAAAGTAAAATACCATAAACCAAAAAACACGATTGAAAAAATAACCGAAGTTTACTGTTTTGTTTCAGTTGATGAAAGAGGCGAAGGAATAATAGGTCATTCAATGGAGATACCTGAAACTGGTCAACAAATGATGATGCCTTTTGTCTGCGCAGATAAAGCACGAATGGAATCACTTAAACCTTTGGCTAAAAAAATGTCTTTAGAATCTGGAATGAAAGTAAAATTAATAAAGTTAACCAACAGAGAAGAACTTGAAGTTATTTGAGGAAAAATAATGATGCAACCAGAAGATTTAGATTTCAGCAACCTAACCAAAGAGCAATTAAAAATATATAAAATTGCTTTTTCTTCATATAACCAAGGAACAATTGATACGGGAACCATAATAATGGAATCTTTTAAAGCTGTGATAGAAAAATCAATAGAAATGTATGACAAAAAAATAAAAGAAATTGATGAGATTTTGGGGAAGGATAATTAGATGTCGCTGTATTATAAACTTGATAAAGCTAAAAAAGCTTTGCCATGTAATGCGCGCGAATGGGGATTGCAGCGAGAAGAAATGCGTGATAATGGTACAAAAATTATAGCTTTAGGTACTATACATGGAAAACGTATTTCTACAGTATGGATTGGAATTAATAGCGAATCGGATTTTACATTACCACCATTAATATTTGAAACAATGATATTTGGAGATAAAGGCGAAACAGAAGATTATTGTGAGCAATATTCAACATGGGATGAAGCGTTAGCGGGTCATCAACGTGCTATTGAATGGGTTAAAACTGGGTGTAAAGATGACTGACTTTGACGAACGCATTAATGATATAGAAAAACGTTTAATTGCTTTGGAAACAGGATTTATTCAAAGAATAGGTCATTTAGGAGAAACTTTGCATGTTTTACAAGGTGAAAATAATGATTTAAGAAAATGTAATTTGCCGCATGTATGCCCAATTTGTTCAGGTCGCGGCAGCCCATTTATTCAAAGTGATACATGCGCCGCAGCACCTAGAAAACATTGGATTGAAACAAATCCGTGTATTGCCTGTGAAGGCAAAGGAATAGTATGGAGATAAGTATGCAACAGGCTCAACATCGGTTCAGGATGAACCTATTTTGGAATATAAAACATGAATAATGGACATTTTAGATATCCATGTGGATGCTATATGATGATAGAAAAATCTGGAACTGGAATTGGAAAATCTTGTGATCAATGTAAATATTTACAAGCAAAAGATAGAGAGCAATATACTGGGATAAAACAAATTAATTCTGAAAAAATTGATTTGAGATTTTACAAAACATGAACTGGCCAGAAGCGATTGCAATTTCGATTGTAGCAATTTCTTTTGCTGCCGTGTGGGTGGTTATAATAATATGGGGATAATTAAATGAGTATTATCTTTTGTGTAGGTTATGCATGTTTCATTATTTCTTGTTGTGCTGCTATGATTATTATAGCTTTGTCTAGTAGAATTCCTCTATGACAAAATGGATTAGTGTTAAAGAGCGAATACCTCAACCATATAAAATTGTTTTAATATTTTTACCCGATGAAACTATACCTATCAGAATGTGTCAATTTAATGATTACGATATCATGGAACGACTGGGAATAACCCATTGGATGCCACTACCGGAGAAACCTAGTGATACTTGAAGAAGCACTCACAGCCTTACGCAACGGCGCTAAAATCAGACATCCTACAATGGAACCGGATGAATATTTTCAAGCATGTATAGTTGGAATTATACACTGTGATATTCCAGAAGATGCACCAATATCAATCGTTAAAATGAAGGGTGATAATGTACATATTGATATGGTTCCTAGATTGCCATTTTATGAACATACAGATTTGATAGATAAATATCCTTTTTTAAGAGAAAAAATAACTTTTCCGACTATAAACTTACTTTTGATTATGTCTGACGAATGGGAAGTATTAAAGTGAAATGGAATGACCCAAAAAAACAACTTCCTAAAGATGATGCAGAAGTATTAGTACAAACTGGTAGACTATTTAAAACAAGAAAATTTGCTTTGTTTATAGAAAACAGCTTCATGCACAGAGGCGAAGATATTACACATTGGGTAACGCATTGGATGAAAGTTAAAAAACCCACCTACCAAATATAATAGGTGGGTTGGCACCATAATTATTTATGAACCTGACATGGTAATTCATCAACTTTTATTGTGTGCATTCCACGTTGGTTATATTTATCATTCTTAGCAAGCGCAGACCCAAAGTGCATTAGTGCCAAGTGCAATGCACGAAACGCCAAAGTTTTTTCTGCACAATTAGGCGTTTCATCATCCATCATTACTGCAATATCTTTAACTGCACTATAAAATGATTGATGAATTTTTCTGTCATGCTCGTCAAATGTATGTCTATCAAAAATATCATCTACTAAACTCATTTACTTATCTCCTATCGATTAGACTTATGACGACTTCTAACAGTCGCCAAACGCTTTGCATCTGCTTTTGCTAGCAAATCATCCCCACTCGTGTCCTGCTGTTTAGGCGTTACTTTTGCTGTTGAATCTTCTTTTGTTCGTCCTAAAGGTCGAGGTGTCTTTGTTATGGGTTTATTACGCCGCATACGCTCCTCAAGTTTGCCCATTTCGACTGCCTTAACAGTAGGGTCTCGTAATTTTGAGATACGTTCAAGCTCTTGCGGATGACGCTTGCTGGCGGCATAAATAAAAGCTGTGGGGTCTGACATTCCACGTAATGATATCGTCATAGCGTCATCAATAGGCTGCTTGCCCACAACTTCTCTAAAGTCATCAAAACGCGTCATACCTTGAGTAAACTTTACTTGAAACTCACGCTGCGCTCTAGCTTCGTACTGTTCGCGTATTTTCTGGTGTTCTTCGGTTTGCATATTGTTAACGGTTTGTTTTACAAAGTGGGATAATTGCTGTTCCCAAGCCCCTTCGTCATCGGGATTATATTTAAAGTCTTTAACTGCTTGCTGAACATCACGATTAGCACCTTGATTAGCTAATTGTTGACGCAATATTTGCAATTCCTGGTCACGCTGTTCAATTTCACGTTGAAACTGCTTTTCTTTTCTCTCAAGTCGTTCTTTTACACCTGGACTCATACGCTCTTTTTTATTTCCGTACTCATCTTCATCATAATCTTCATCTTTTTCAGGTTTTTCTGATTTTTCCTCTGATTCATCATTAGATTCTGATTCTGCTGCTAAATCTGGCGTATCATCTTCATAATCATCATCATGATTTGGCTCATTTTCCGGTTTTTCTGATTCATCCTTTTCCATTTCTTCAATCGGTTCTTTTTCTTCCTGAATTTTTTCCTTGTGTTCTGGTGTTGCCGGTTGTTGTGAATTACCTATACCCATCAATAAATCATCAATGCTGCTTATATTGCTCATGCGTTCCCTCGCTACGTTGTTATTGAACCTTTGAAGTCAAAATTTTGACCAAATTGTCAGTATGCGCGATATCCTTATCGGTTTCAGTGCGATGCGATTCAGACATAAAGCGCATTTTGCTTTCTTCAACATCACCCGCTAATTCTAATTGCGCTATTTGAAGCTTCATGCGCTCAATCTCGATTTCAGCTTGTGATTCTTTCTGTTTAAGTGCCAATTCTTGCATTTTGATTTGTAGTTGAGCTTGTTGAAATTGGGCCTGCTGTTGCATTTGCTGTTGTTCTGGTGTTGGGCCTTGTGCGCCTTCTTGCGGCATCTCGCCCGTTTTACCTGCTTCAATAATTGCTGGTGATACACGCGTTTTGAGTCGGTTTTTAATCTCAATTGTGTTGGCGAGCGGTAAGTTTTCAGCGTATAAATCAGCAACTAGATTGAATGTGGTTGGATCGATCTGTAATACGTCACGCAGAGATTGAAGCGCTTGCTCTTTCTGTCCTTCATAAGATGGGCCAGGTTTTAATCTAACTTGATATGTTCCTTTGCGAATATCATTCTCAATATTCTCACCGTACTCATCCGTTTGACGATTCACGGTTACATTTTTCATACCTTTATCGGGCATCATGAGAGTCAATACACGCTCGGTATCATATACGCGAGGAATCATCTCATTTACTATCTCACCACCCGTTGCAATAGCTCGATTAATTGAATTAAAAAACACATACGTAGCATAGCTGCCTTGTCTTGTTCTTGCGTCAATTGCAACGCCAGAAGCTTCATCGCCATTATTACCCATTCGAGCAGGATAAAGGCCCGTTGAAGTATATAAATCTTCGATGGCAAGTTGATATTGTTGAAAGAGTGATTGTGACAATTCTGGGGGTTTGATTTGTTTTGGCTTATTTCCTTCGGGTGACTCGTCATAAGTTAACATCCCTTGAATAGCTGTGGGGTCTTTCCAATTACGTTGAGTGTCAAGACTTGATACATTTTTCTTTGACCCGATCCACTGGTCGTACCGACTTACTTTAAGAACATAAGCTGATTGTGTTCTGAGATAGTTAATGTATCTTTGAGTATCTCGGCAATCTCCAAAGAATGAACGCGTAATTTGCTTGCCTGATTTATCGTAATAGCTGTTATTATCAACGAAAACGAGCGGCAATTGCTCACTTGGGAATTCTGTTTTATCAAGCTCATATTCACCCGCTATACGATAATGAACGATTTTATGTTTCTTTGACGGTCGTTTTTCTTCGATGCGTACTTGCTCGCCGTCATCCCACAGCATCATTGTGTCAATGCTTTCTTTTTCTTCATCCATCGGTGCGTTTTTTGCGCTTGGCGTAACATCAACGCCCTTATCTTGCGGCAATATGTCGTGATCACCTTGCATGCCAAACCCTTGCGGGTTATACGATTGGCCTTGCGGTTGTTCGGGTTGTTGCTGTCCCATTTGGGATAATTGCGCAACTAAATCTTGAGACGGGCCGCCCATTCCGCCTTGACTCTGCTGCATCATTGGTGCCATTTGCGCATCCATTTCAGCATGACGTGCATTCATCTCACGCGATTTCTCGATAAGATCGTCCATTTCTTCTTGATTTAACACATTACCGTTTGAGAGTTTATACAGCGTATCTTTCTCATACTTGCGCACGTAATGATCGATGATCGTGATTGATTCATCGTCCGCCCACATAAACGGATTACCTGACTCGTTAGGTTGCACTGCAAGCGCTATTTCTTCTTTAGACTGCGTTATGCTGCTGGTTTTCATGATGTTTTGTTCGACATCTTTGCCGTACATATCTTTAAACTTTTGTCGTGTCATGCGGGATAAATAGCCGCAAACTGTACCGTCTGTTTTGTTTATAGACTCAGCGCCTACGTCCCAATAACACCGCGTTGCATCTTTGAAATACCAATACTGAATATCTTGATCAAACGACTTAGAGTATGCATAATCAGTACCGACACAAAACGCACCAAATCCGCCAATGGCTGCTTGACCTGCTGCTACTTGATACGCAATCGTTGCCGATGTTGAAAACATGATATCTTTTGTGATTATTTCGCGAAGTGATGCGACTTTGTCATCGCATCCGGTCATCGGGACTACTTGTAACTGAGGGGTATTTTGCTGCTGTTCGCCGAGTAGCGCGTTTGCCATCGTGCCGAGTTTATTAGACGTTAAGGGCACCTTGCGGTACGTCTTAATCATGTCATCTTCTTCTTCGTCAGACCATTGAGAGCCGAGAACAAACTCGTGCATAGTATGATATAGGTCGATGTTTTGTTTGAAACTAGCGTAAAACTTTTCGTATGCTATACGAGCTTGACGAGCGATCTTCTCATTCTGCTTAGCCATAACAATCCTTGTTATTTATCAATTATCCGTAATTGATCTATAGCTTTATTTTCTTAAATCAGCATACCCGCGTGATGCTCAGGCAGCTTATTCGGCTTATAGCCGCTATCTGTAACATATTCTCCGCCATAAAACGTCAATGTCAACGAAACTGCCGTGTCGGGCGACAAGCAGCCACGCTTTTTCAAATCTTCTGTGCTTTCAATCTGCAATTTATCACTTGAATCGTATTTATACCCTATGTTGATCAAATCTGTTTGTAACTCATCGCTATCCGGTATTTCAACGCCCATCTCTTGCAATAACCAATCTCGTGTGCGACTCCATAATTCAGCACGACAGTTTTTGTACTTATGTCGTTCTTCGGCCCGTGTTGCGACATTCACACCGATCACAATATCGTGATAACCTAATTCATGCAATCGATCTACAACGCCTGCACCAATTCCTATGCAATCAATACATACACGGCGCGGATGTTCTCTTTCTATTATACGCTTAACAATGCCAGCAAGCTCCATTGTATCGATATTATAATGCGTTTCAAGTTTAAATGCTTTACGTCCTTTACGTCTAATAATTGCTATTCTATCGTCACCCATCCGCGCCGGATCAACGCCTACAACAAGCGGGGCTTCACTTTGAACAATAGTCGTGCGCGCCTTTTGCACGCATTCAACATGTATAAAAGTATCCGTGATTGAAGATAAAAACGCTTCTTCATCCGTGAATGGATATTCCTGTCTGAATTTGCGACATTTTTGCTCATAATCGCCCTTGATATCTTGTAGCTTAATCCTGCGCCAATTTAAATGGCCTTCTTTTAACCCGTTGGCGCCAAATTTTGCAAACCACTCGCGTTCCTCCTCGTTTGGTTTGAATGTGGCTTCATTTATACAATATTCATCCTGCCAATACCACGGCACAAATATCGCTTGATATCGCGTTTTGCCGTTCTTTGCTTCCATCCAGTCTAAGTAAAAATCGTTATCAATACCATTCGCTGTTGACTCTTTTATAATTTCAGTATCTTCTATTTCAGCAACAGTGTTCATTAATCCCATGCCAATTTTTGCCGCATCTTTGTAGAACGCATATTCTGATAGATGCAAATATTGATTAGTCATACCTCGACCTACTTCAGTACTTCCGGCTGTACCAACGCGATAACCTGAGCCGAGGTTATTATACATAAGCGTGTTGTCGTTTTTTTTGTCCGGTTGCGGAAATAAACTAGTGTCAAGATGCTCGCTATAACGCTTTGTCATCTCAAAGATAGCGCGCGTAGCGTCTGATAGATGTGTTAGAATAAATGCTTTCTTGCCGCGTTTAGTGATGATTTTGTGAAAATAGCGTGCTTGAATTAGCGTAGATATGCCTTGCTGTCGGCCTTTGAGTATGAGCGCACGTACTTTGCCTGTGACTTTGTATTGCGTTTCTAATCTGTCATGCACATATAATTGCGCACGATTAAAAACAAATTGACGCTCAGCGCCTGATTTGTCATGTATAATCAGAAAGTTTTTAGCAAAAAGAGGTAGGGATTTTAATGTGCGTATGAGTTTTTCTTCATCCATTAATCCACCAGTTTGTCAATCAACATCTCAATCACAGTTTTAGTATCGGCCTTTTCTTCTTCTGCGTGTTGTCCATATTGCTTAGGCAACAGCTTAGATGCAAGCCATTTTCTAGTGTCAATACGTAAGCGGCTACGTGCAATAAATTCTGTGTTGCACAGTGCGTTTCCATCATCATCGAAAATCGTGTCATTTGAATCATTATCAGCTATATCCAAGCATTCTTCAGCTAATAAATCTGCCTGAAAAAGCTTAGCCCGTGCGTATCGAGAGGAAAAGTCAGAGTGTTTATAACGCCACAAATTAATAGTTGTTCGGTCTGGTAAATCGTCATGTAGAGCGCAAAGTTTAGCCAATCCTACTGTTGAAGTTGCAACACGTTGACAAATTAATTCTGCAATTTCTTCACAATAAAGAGTTGGTCGCCCCATTTTAACTTTTTTTTCAGGACATTTATGCGCTGTCATTTTTACGGCCCTTTTTGAGCATTACTCTTTTCGCCCTTCATTTCGTCACCCACAGAACCTGGCATGCAGTATTTCGGTTGCATTTTGTTTTGACTATCGACACTTTTACCGTACGCGCTCGGCACGCCGTTATAGTGCGTGTTTCCGGTTTCTGCGTCACTTGATGTGTAATCTTTGACATCATCCATGAGATAGCCCTCAATAAATTAATCACTTACTGAAAATATTACCACTATAAAAAATAATCTTCAACAACTTGCTTAAACTTATCAAAACCGTGAACGCAAACAGATTTATAACCACGATCATTAAGCTCTTTTAATACTTCGCGCTGAACAGGGCTTAAATGCCCGTCTAGCGCTTTTAATTCTACAAACAACCCGTGGTATAGCTGCGTAGGATAAAGTATCTCAAAATCTGGCCAGCCTGGCTTTACTCCCATACGCTTGAGCTTAGCGCCAACATGCAATGAGCGGCGCTCGCCATTCGGCGAATGATGGAAGTATATGTTTTTAGATCGCAAAAAATTAACGCATTTAATGTGTTCAGATTCTTCTGTTAAGCAACCGCGCGGCTTGCGGGGTTTTTTAGCTATTAAAGCTTCGTCTATGGCTTCTGCGTCCCCGTAGAGCTGACCAAAAGCTAATTGATATTTTTTCTTTTGCGCTTTATTCAAATCGTTCCATGCCAAAATAATCCGTCCTTGATTAATTCTGTCATCTATATTTATCAGCAGTTTGCACAAAAATCAAGCAGGGGAAATATCATAAAAATTTATAAATAGGATGTTTCCCTAAATAATATACGTCAAGTGTTGACATATATGCCAAGTATTGACATACTACTCTCGTCAACAACACAGAGAGCAATAAAATGAAAATGACTCACAAAGATGCGCTAAACATTCTTGCATTACCAAGTACCGCAGTATTTGACGATATCAAAATAGCTTATCGCCGCGCTTGTATGACGTACCACCCCGATCGCAATCCAGCGGGCCTTGAAATGATGAAATTGATTAATGCGGCGTGGTCGTGTTTATCAGATTTTGTACCTGGCAGCGAAAAATATGCGTTCGATGCAAGCAACTATGGTACCGAATTAAACGCGGCACTTAATGCGATTATCAATTTAGGGCTTGAAATAGAAATTTGCGGTAGTTGGCTTTGGGTGTCGGGTGATACACGACCGCATCGCGAAGTATTAAAATCTGCTGGCTTCAAGTGGGCGCCAAAAAAGATGATGTGGAATTTTAGACCAGCAGAATGGAAGTCATTTTCGCGCGGCAAGTTTTCGATGGATGATATTCGCGAAAGACACGGCAGTGTTACAGTAAAAACAAATCATCAAGCACGTTTAACAGCATAATTTAGGCGCAACAAAACCCTGCGCTCACTAGCAAGTAAATAAATCTTGTGGTTATCGCAAATTGTTAGCGTGCGATTTCCACATTTTTTGCAACTGGGCCTTTCGCAGAGGCGCCAGCTTGAAACGTCACTTGGTCGCCTTCTTTCAGCGTTTTAAACCCCGACCCTTGAATTTCTTTGAAGTGTACAAAAAAATCGCCCCCTTCTGATGCAATAAAACCAAATCCTTTGCCTTCGTTGAACCATTTTACGGTGCCTTTCTGCATTTCGTCTCTTTCCTATCGTTAAAAATCCATTTCTAGGGGGTAAATTTGCGATTCTAGCAACTTTTTTACCCTACCCCACCCTTTGCCTTACCTTGTTCTAAGTACGCGCCAAAATGCTTGTATTTCTCGTATGACCCGTTTGCGTAGTCACACATACCATGCTCTTTCCAAACTTTGACGTGCGCATCTAGCGTTTCGTACAAAATTAGGCCAGCTAACATATCTTGTTTATCTTCTTCACTCAAGAGCCGCTCAGATATCAGCTTAGGCTGTACTTTGTTCCTGATAGCGAGCTTGATTATCATTTTTTTGCATTCTTCGATTGATCGACTCATCCGCTTTGCCTCGCACTTTCGCAAACATTTCTTTGAATCCAGGAATTGAGCTAGCTTGCACCATCGCTCGAACCGAGATTTTGTCCTGCTCATACTCTGCTTTCTTGTCTGCTTCGTGCTGTTCGTCTTTTTCTCGAATCGATTGGCTTGTTATTCCATTCCAGCCGTGAGGAATATTCCACATTTTTTTCTTAAGTTGGTTAAGCGCTATGTGAGCTGATTCAACTCGATCTCGCTTGCTAGCGCATTTCTCTGCATAGAAACAAATCTGGTCAACTGTCGATTCATCAAACTCAATTGCTGCCTTTTTCAAAATTTCTTCGATGTACGCTTTGAAGAAAGAGAGATTTTTAAAAGAAGAAAAAAGAGGCTTTTCGCCCTTTGGATTCCTCTTTGGGTTCTTATTATGATTCAGGGTACCAATTTTGGG